CAATAGCTTCCATTTGAGCTTTGGCCTCTGCTTCTGCTGCAGCTTTAGCGGCTGCAAGTTCACGCTCTCTTTCACGCTCTCTTTCTGCTGCAGCTTGTTTAGCTGTTCGAGCAGCTTCTTCTCTAGCTCTTCTCTTTTCTCTCCTTTCAGCTCTAGTTAATGCATATTCATTATCTTGTGCCTGCTGTCCAAGCTCTTTTCTTCTTGTATAATATACTTCAAGTTCACGAGTAACTTCTTCAAGAGCAGCTTTTTCACCATTTAACCAACTAATGAATACTTTGTGTCTTGATTGTAATTCTCCCTTAAGTATTTCTTTTTGACGGATAAGTTCTTCATTTTCGTCATAAAGTGCAAGGGTCGCTTGAAGTGTTGCATCTGCCAATTCAACTTCTGAAGCTCCATCATCTTCTAGAGCATCTATATCTTTTTGAAGAGCATCTGCATGAGCTCTAATAGCTTCTTCTCCACGATTAAACTCTGATGTTAATGCTGCAACTTTAACATTAGCATTATGCTTACTGATGATAGCAAGTACTCCAACCACAGCTGCTGCAGCACCTGTAAATGCTGCAAGAGCAGCTCCAGAAACACCTATAGCAGCACCAAGTGAAGTAAAAATTTTGGATACTCCACTTAATTTGCCACCAAGAAATTTTATTATTCCGCCTGCTTTAGATACACTTCCAGTAAATCCTTTAAGACCTGTAGCAACCTTTCCTAAGTTATTATTAAAGCCTTTCATACCTTGCAAGCCTTGCATGAGCATAAGAACTGCAAGGAACTTATCACTTGTTGACATTCCCTTACGAGTTTCTTCATTCATCAAAGCTTGTGCACCCTTTATTGCACCATATCCTGCTACAATATTTCTAGATAAACCAGTAATACCATCAAAAGCTCCTTGAAGTCCTGCTGTAGACCCCTTAAGAGCATCTTGTTCATTCTTAAGCTTTGCTGTAGAATCTGCTAATTTATTAAGAGCATCATTATATTCATCAGAGCCTATTGCTGCAGACTCCATTTCTTGACGAAGCTCTTTAATCTCCTCTTTAAGGTCCTTTATACTAGTACCTGTTTCTTGAGCATTACTACGTATTTCTATATCTATAGTTTCCAAAATACAATAGAATTCTTTTATTTTAATATAAAAGAGGGGTTAGAACTCTAATCCCTCTTTAATGTCTTGAACAATTGCTTCTTCTATTTTTATTAAGAATTCTTGTTTTACTGCATCAAAACTTTTCTTAAATAATGGTCTTGGTTTAATTCCTTTTTGACTAATGCTCCTTGCAATTAGGAAGGACAATTGCTTAATAGATGGTATAACTGTTTTTCCAGATTTCAAGGTCATTTGATGAGGAATTATTTGTCTTGCATTTATCCACTTCTCTATAGCATCTAAAGGTGGATATTTTGCACCAGCTCTACGACCATTTTCAATGTATTTCCAATAGTCAGCAAGAGAAATGCTCACCACCCAACTAGAAGTTTTACTAGAGACAGCATAACTAAGTGTTCTATATAGTTCACCGTTTGCTATATGTTCTGCCTCCAATTGACTCTTATAATTGTCTACTATGAATTGCCCAAAATCGTTAAGAGCTTTCATTGTATGTTTGAAATCGTTTGCGGTCATAATTATGGTTCTTCAGTTTCTTCTAGTGCAAATGTTCTTTGAGCAACTCTCATTCTTTGAGTGCTTGGAACATGTACAAAATCTGTAGAACTATCATATACAGCCCAACCAAATGGTATTGCATATTCATCTTGGTCTTCAGTTGGTTCTACAGCAGCAGGAATAACATCATAATTAGTTAATTCTTCAGGTACTTCAGGAGTTTCTGCTACTATTACATTCTGTGTTCTTCTAGCTCTTGTACTTCTGGTAGTACTACCCTCAATAATTTGTCCATTAGTATAAGCATCAATATTTTGTACTTGAATTAACTCTACTTGAATAGAGTCATCACTTAACGGATTAACATTGATTAACTTATTAGGATGATATAATACTCCATTTATAGTAACAAAGTTCTTAAAGCTAAAGTTCAGTACATCTATCCATGAGAGCTTTACATAACAAGTGAGTATCTTGTTCTTAACATTATAAATCTCTGAAATATATTCTTCCCAGAATCTTGAGTATACTGTACTTCCTGAAGGATAAGTAGAAGTAGTGTCTCCTTCATAACTAATTCTAGGATAGCCAATATCCCAAGAGTAATTATCATAATGAGTTGTAAAGTTTGGAGTATAACCAGTATATCTAAACAAATGTTCAAATGCAGGAATTCCACCACCAGTGACTGGATATACCCAACAATATTGACCACCATTCACAGAAGCATCTTCTGATAACATTACTGAGCTATCAATAGTGATATGACCAGCATTGCTCTTTTTACCAGCATTGAAAAGAAGAGAATACTTGACATCTGCTTTATTCTTCTTATCTCCATCTTTTGTGAAATAACAAGGATATGAAAAAGCAGGAAGTTCCCATCCTTTTTCAATAAATCCGAAATAGTTCTCTGGAACTTGCTTACCAATGTATCTGAATTCTGTCCAATAGTCATATCTAGGCTCTGATGCCATAATAGTGTTAGTGAAAATAGTATCTAACAATTGAGTAGTTTGACTGTTGAATGCATAACCAGTATTTATCTTCTTTTCACCATAGTCAAGACCAAATTCTGATGAATATTTGTTTTCATAGTATGTGTCACCAGCATTATACTTCATTTCTAAGTACCTTGTGTTGAATGGAATAGGCTTTATACTTAATTCTTTTGATAAATCTATTTTGTCTGTCCAATCAATTATTTCATAATCAGTAAAGAACTTATTTCTTGACATTATAGTAATATTACCAGAAGAATCGGTATCATATAACAGTCCACAAAGCTTAGTGTAATTCAAAAGAATCTCACCTTGTGTGGTAGTTGTATCAAACATATCTTCTGTTGTTACTACAGAAGGAGCAATACCTGAATAAATACCGCCATAGTTGTCTCCTGAACGAATTGCGGTATTATAACTTATATGTGCTCCTATTCCAGTGTATCCATAATTATATGGATAGTAATTATTTAGAGAAGAAGCTCCTGAAGGTGCAACTGTAATTCCCTTAATAGAAACTAAAACTGGAAGAGTCTTATTTTCTCTCGCTGTCCAACCATCATTTACTGCTATAAATCTATGGTCAATATCCTCAACCCAGATTGTAAGAGTTCCTGTTTGATTGAGAGATGACAAATCTAAATCTAACTTAAATGGTTTCCAGTAATACTTAGCATCATTTGTAGGCTGATATGATTTCCATGTTAATTTAACATCATTATTAATCATTGTGTATTGGTAAGGATAACTAGGATAATTACCATTATATGATTCATATAACCAACTATTATATGCATATGACCAGTGAGTGCCATAGATATAGTTATAACCGTAAATTCCTGAATGTATACTGCTATCGTATGCTCCATTGCTAAATGGTGTACTTACTGATGAATATGCACCACTATTTCCTCTTGCACTCACTCCCCAGGTGCGTCTTGTCCAGTTTGTTTGGAAGTTTTGACCAAAAGTTCCACCAAAAAATCCATTAATATAATAAGGCTCATTTGCGTACTGACCTTTTGGCAAATAAGTATCTGACAACACAGATACCTTTATCATAAACTCAATACTAAGCTTTTCTGTTCCAGATAAAGCTCCATAATAAATTACTGTACTTGAGTCTGGAGCAAATATCGTTACATTGCCATCTGTTTGTGTGAATTTTAAATCCCAACTTGTATAACTGGTACCAGTATTGAGATACTTTGTGCTATAAGTATCAATAGATGCACTAACCTCACCTTCATCAGAGTCTGTAGTATATTGACTTAATGTAAGATATGTATTGTACCAGTAAGGATTATTACTATTGAAGAAATCAGTGTCAAGATTAATGCTAGCATCTGTTGAAGCATCTTTGACTATTTGCTCAATGAGTTTGTTCATTTTCATAGCAGGTCTCTGATACTCTACTCTCCATTGCTGAAGTGAGTATTCATCAAATTCTTGGTCTTCAGAGCTAGCAATTGTTATATGATTGTTACCGTCGGTACTTCCCCAGTTTGTTTCAGTATATACAACTGGAGTGCATGTTAAATATGGATGATTAATATCTTGTCCTGGAGTACTTCCAGTAAGCCATGGCCAAGCAGGTGTAAGTGTTTTGCTTGAGTCAAAGTTATCATAAAGACCATTTTGACAAGGAACATAATTCATATACTCATTTAGATAAACACTTCCATTATAATATGAACTGTTCCACATCATATAGAGCATATTGTCATTGAGTGTGTGTCTCAACTTTGTAGGATATTTAAGACTTCTAAGCAGTTTATTAGACTCATCATCAATATCTGAATTAAGAAGCATACTCATTACTTTAGTAATTGTTCCAAATAGAGTAACTTTATATGAGTATGTATTATTGTTTCTTGTTATTTCTGTTAGTTGAGCAGTACCAGACTGCCATAACTCATTATTCAAATACAATTCAAAATCTGAAAGCTGGCTAGGGTTGAATTGCTCTATATTATCACTATCAATCTTCCAGATATGACCAAATATTGCATTGTTATTTGCAGTGCCAGGCAAAGTAATTGACTTTGAATAACTGTCAGTTACCTTATCTGGTTCATAAAGGTCGGAGAATGAATAAGTTATAGCGAATTGTTGTGCAAACTCTTCGCTATTAATAATATCTACTTTGTTTCCGTTTATCTTGAGTACTATTTCTACCTTCATCTTATTGTATTGTAAATGTTTGAGAGCTCTTAACTGTTATTGTGTAATTATATACTTTATCTGTATCAAATCTCTTAATCTTCAAACTAGCGTCTTCAAGTACTACAGAATTTATTTGGCCTTTATCAACATCATATAACCACAAATATTCTGAGTTGAATACTTTGTACATTTGCTTTGATTGAACATCATTCATTATATCTGTATTGAGAGACCATGTTTTTGTAGTGTTATTCAAGTAATTAATCTTACCAAACTTAGTTCTGTCTTGAATGTTTGCATACATTGTCATACTGTGTCTGTCGGCATTATATGTGACTGAGTTCTTCTTATCACAAATAATCCAGTCAATAGCACCAAGAGTATTTACATAGTAAAGAATGTAACTGTTTTCTGGTAAACAATTCACAACTTCCATATTAGAGACTGCAGTATCACCATCTATATCAATACTGAATGAAGCTGTATTGTCATGTAATGGAAGAGTACCACCACCTCTGTAACTTCCGTTTGCATAATTCCATATTGAGGTGAAAGTACTGCCATCCTGAGCAGTTTCTGTAAGAGTCATTGTTACTCCATCTCCACCATCAGGACAAAGCTGCAATAATGAGAAATAAGTACCTGCTACATATTTGTTTTGGATGAAGTCATTAGCAATATATGGGAATGTGCTTGTACTAGAGTCCCAACCCATCTCTTCACGAGTAGCATTCTCACTACAATAGAGCATATAAAGCTCCTTTGTTGCAGTACTACCAGAGACAGTATCATAAACTACAGTGAATCTCTGATAAACATTTGAATAGGTTGGATTTGGCAAAAAGCCGCTTGTTCTATTTTGCATTATTCCAATATTACTTGATGTGTAATTAACAAGAATTGGCTGCAAGTCTACAGGTTTGATAACAGCTACTCCACTTTCATCAGAATAAAGCTTTCCTGTATAAATCAAGTAATCATCAGATACAGTAGTACCGATGTAAACTTTATATTCTCCAAGAGCATTTCCATTAGTGTCTCTTGTAGCAACATTTAATATGTATGGACTATTGCTTGCGATAATATCCATCATTATCTTAGAATTCTTTTATTTTAATATCAGTGGTGATGCTTTGCCTTTATTCTATCATATTCTGCCTTTATCATTGACTGCTCCATTCTTTGAGTAGCTACATAATAACTGTATGTATTTAAAAACTCAAATACATTCAAATGACAAGCTTCATCCCAATTACATTTATAAGTCTGACTGACAATGTCAATCATTCTTATTGTCCAAAACTGTTGATTATAGCTCTGCTTTTTCTCAGCTTCGCTATCAGTTCTTTCTTCTCCTGTTCGGATATCTCCTTCAGCTTCATTATTTTCTTCTCCGAAGATTGAAGGAAAATTTCTGACAATACCTTGTATTCCAACATAAAAAAATTTGTATAAGCAGCCACCTCCGCGACTGATACATTAGTATATATTTTGTCTACAAGTTCTTCTACATCATAAGAACCATCATTATATTTTGCTCCAACAGGATATGTAAAACAAGCTAATAATCTTGCTGACCTTTTATCCAAGTCCTCTCTAGAAATCATTGTTTGATAATCTAAGAATTGTCCTGCAGATATCTTTCCCATAAACATATCAACTTCATATCCCTTTTTATCAATGAATATCTTTCCATTCGGAATTCCATTTTTGACAGGAGTACTCAGAAATGCCAGCTTTGAAACTATTGAACTATATTGTCCCATCTCAAGTGACTCTATGTCATCAAGACTTAAGTCTGTACATATAGAAACAAGTTTCATTTCTCTTTCTATATCTGTTAAATCAACATTATTAGATACCTCTACAAGTTTGTCAAACTTCTCAAGAGTGATATCACTCCAACTAGTTGGTACTTTAATTTTCATTATTCAACTGTTATTTTTCAATTCTATTTATCTATCTTCTTTCTTCTTTTTCTTCTTAATCTTAAAACCAAATCCTATATTGACATCTCCGAGCTTAAAACAATGATATCCAAGCGCTAAACTTATGACGTAATCATCATGTATACTATCATTGCTGTTATTATAAGTGTAATTTCCGTTCTTAAGACGCTGAATATCATAATAAGAGAGTTGTTTTATCAACATAGGGTCATCCATTATACCAATTTCTTTTCTCTGGAATGCAAGAATAAGGTCTTCTATTACCTCTTTCTTACTGTCATTGGTTGTCATGAACTTCTCAATGAGCATTTTATTGCTCAATTTTGACTTAATACTGTCATAATAAACCTCACCGATACTATTTCCCTCAACTAAAACCTTCTTTAGAGTTGGTCTTTCATTGATTAAATTCGCAATAGTATCAATTTGTTCTGTTGGAGACAGTGTATTTGTTGACCAAATATGAATAACTTGTCTATACTTGTTGAAGAATGTCACTACTGTACTATCAGAACCAGTACCAGAGCCAAAGTCTATACCTGCATATACAGGAACATAGTCAGTAGGAATAAAAATACACTCTTTAAAGTTGCCAAATACGAAGCTGCTATCAGATATGAACTCTCCAAGAATTTCGGTTCTGAATTTCGCAGGAGTATATTCTACTTTATACTCTGCTATCATATCTTCAGAAATATATTTGCTGAAATCGTATTTGCTGCTACTCCAATCGAATTGTTGAATTAAATCTGATTGTCGCATCCATTGATTATAAAACCATCCTTCAGCAAAAGATGGAGTTGAGGTTACGAGTAATGGAGCACGGTGAACATTAATGAGAGGAAGAATAATCTGAATAATTTCATCATCTATATAGGCTGCTTCATCAAGAATACAAATACCTGTTGCTGTAGTTCCTCGAATTGATTTCTTAGATTCAGCAGATTTAAATATTATTTCAGAGCCATTCTTTAGACGTATAATTAAATCAGAAGCATTACTTGATTTATATAGTGGAGTTGTTTCAATTGCATCTACTATTTCCTGAAAAACACGTCTACATTGAGAAGATACTGGTTCTATTATACAATTTATTGTGTTAGGATACTTTAAAGCGTATTCTAACACAATAACTTTCAACAGAAAAGTTTTTCCTTTCTGTCGTGAACTCTTAACTATAAATCTTTTTCCGCTATGTAATTGGTCTGTAATCGCATCATGAACATCTTTCTGCCACGACTCTAGAGTTGGGAACTGTACTTTCATTAAACATACCAAATTCTTTTTCCATCTACCATCTTCCAGTGTTTTCCGAGATTGTGTTTCTGCTTTCCTTTTAAAGTATTGCTGCGTTTAAGATTAGATTCTGCAGAAGGTGATACTCCTTTATTCCACCAGTGGTCTATTTTACTTCGAACTTCAGAATTATACATTTTTGTTAGTGGATTATTCATATTTTCTTTATGAGTAACCCATCTCAAATTTTCTGCTCTATTGTCTAATTTATTTCTATTAATGTGGTCGACTTCTGGTTTGTTATCTGGATTTGGAATAAACAATTCTGCAACTGCTCTATGATTGGCAATTGTTCCAATTCTATAATATCCTCTATGCACACTAAATTTATCAATAGATTGCAGCACACCATTAATTTTTACATTTCCAAGATTTGATACTTCATATATCCTTGTTCTTGTTTTCTTATAAATTTTCCAAACTTCTTCCATATCAATAATATATGAAAATTTCTGGTTACTTGAAAACAATCTCTACAGAATCTGCTACTACTGTAGTGTTATTGATGATAGGATTGTCATTATAAAGACCTGTAATCTTATTCAACTCTCTAATAGCTTCAATTGCAGTCTTTCTCTGACCATCTTCTAGAGCTTCATGAGCAATTTGCTGCAGCATCTCAACATTTGTCTGTGCTACATTTGCTGCATACTCTTTATATTGCTTGTTCAGATAGTTCCTGCAGCTCTTTATGAGTGCAATTGCTTCCTTCTCATCTATAGAGTAGCTGTCTTTAAGACCTTGAGCAATATCGTTGACATCGTGATTGAGTTTTAACCTTCTCAAGACATATTTCTTGCTGTCGGTCTTCTTTGCTGGATACATATCAGTGTCATCTATCTTTACAACAGACTCTCCTGACTCTGCTCTGTTCAGTAAGTTTCTAAGCAATTCTCTTTCTTCTGCATTATTCATTGCTGTGCTCCTTTTCGTATTTGTAATACTCTATAGCGATATCTGACATCTGTTGAAGCTTACAATAACTGCAACTGAAGACATTCTTAGGAACTTTCTTTTCCCAATCGTCACCATAGAATATTTTTAAAACTTTTTTAAAATCTGCTGGTGCTATACGCACATAACCAGCTCGTTTAGTAGTCATTAATTGTCTATCAAACTCTTGAAGTTTGTTATACTGTTCTTGTGTAATCATAGTTTAAAAAGCTGTCTTAATTTTGAAATAATTGTCAAAGCTAAATCTCTTATAAAAGCCATAATCTCTGCTATAATTATCGTGCTTGCAGAAATCAAAGCAACAAACATTAAATTCTTAAATGAGAAATTTGCTGTTACAATAATATATATTAGACCACTCCACCAGTGCGCACACAAAGCGCAGGAGAAAGGTCTAGGGATTCTTATATGGATTTTACGTCCAGCATGAGAAGCTGTCCTGGAGAGAAATTCTTCTATAGTGGTGATGAATCCTGAGTAATCTATTATGAATACAAGAATAATCGCTATATAAATCAAGTCTAAAATCATAAATTCTCTATTATTTTTTTACGAATCTGGGATATTCTGTTGCGAGCTGTAGTAGCAGAACAACCTAGAAGTCTTGAAAGTTTACGGTAGTTACTGTTATTGTGAGCATATAGTATAAATATTTCTCTTTCACCAACAGATAATTTATTATCTATAACCCACTTTATATGCCTAATTCTCTCATCATCTGAGTCCCATATTGAATCATTAAAAACAAAATCTTCTTCGTATGGTTTCCAATCAGGATAAGGTTGAACTGCATTAGTACTTGTATCCGACATCATCAATGTTGTCACTCATTTTAGAAAATTTACGAAACACTCTATAGAACTGACTATTAGTACTATAGAGTGTCCTAAGTAATACACCAGATATCCAAGCATTTTCGTAATGCTTAGCTACTACATCATTTAGTTTATCTTGTGGATAGTTTAGAATTATTAAGCATATCTCTTGGAACAAATCATCCTTTAGAGAAGAGGGACAATTGTACTTTACTGTTTGATAATCAATACAAGTTTTGAGAAGATTGTAATTCTTAATTAGGAATTCATTGTTCGACATCTTAAGGTATGACTTATTTTTCTTTTTTCTTCTTCTGTATGCTTACGACAGAATGTTGGAGCATGACCCATGTGATTTTCAGACAATCTTCTTTTTGTTTCTTCAGTATGAGTAATACCAATACGAGATTGTGACAACTTTCTTTTTGAAATTTCATTATTACTATTTTCTTTGTGTGTCACCCATCTAAGATTATCTGCTCTGTTATTTAACTTATTCGTATCAATATGATCTACACAAGGTTTGTTGTCTGGATTAGGAATAAACAGTTCTGCTACTGCTCTATGAACTCTAAACTTACCAATTTTAGCATATCTATCTTTAATACTTGGTTCAGTTAGTACTCCGTTAACCTTTACTCTACCAAAATTTGAAACCTCATATACTTTATACGAGGGTTTCTTTGCAATTACATAAACTTTAAATACTTCTTCCATATAAATTCTATCTGGAATATTTATCTCAGTCCATGTTCTCTGCAATAATCATCTATAATCTTTTGTTTTTCTGGAGTCCATTGGTTTACACAGAAAAATCGTTGAATTGTTTTCTTAGTGTCTACGAAAACTCCATCATATCTGGACTGGTTATAGTACCTCTCTGACCCTATCCTGTTTTTGCAAAATTCCTCTGCTGTACGGTACATATAATGACGGAGCTCTATCAAATCATAATTTGGCTTTGCAAAAGGGCATCGTGGAGTCACCTGTTCTCCTGAACCATTAACCGTATTCAGTCTTGAATTAGCTATAGGAAAATGAGGATGAGTGAATGTTATGTCATCTCTTGTACATCTGACTGCTGACTTGATATGATAACTCTCTGCAATGTGTTTGTATTGTATCTTCATAGTAACTGGACAAGCTTCTGTAAATCTCTCAAAGACTGGTCTTGAATCTTGATACACAAGTCCATTGTCAGTCATAATCTTCCAGTTAGATACGATAACATCAGCATTGTTGAATATATCCCTTGAGAGGAAGTCTTTGATACTCTTGTCTTGTTTTAGAACATAGTACTCATCGTCATCAGAGAAGAAGAGCCAATCAAACTCTTTGTGGTATTTCTGATACATGAGTGTGTTCAATATGTTCTGCCTATTCTTGTCATGATTGCCACGAGCATTTTCATAGAGTATATATTGTTCTAAACCAATCAGTTGGTCCATTGGATTTGGGCCATCAGTTTCATTGTTGTCTATGAGTATGATATTGTCAAAACCTAAGTTGATATGATACTCAACATAGTCTCTTATGTACTCTTGTCCTAATCTGATGGGGCATACGATTGCTACACGCATACAAAATGAAATTAAGTTGGAATATTTATCTGAGAATTATTCAAGTCCAAAAAATTTCTATATAATTGGAAAACAGATAGAGTTATTATTACAGTGCACTTCCTGTCGTGAGATACGAGGTGCACATTTTTATTTTCAGCTCCCGATTTTTTTATGTACATTTGCACCTGAAACGAAGATATCGTTTCGTGCATATTTAAAGCACCACGTCGTGATGATGCGGTGTTTTTTGTATAAATAACATGTTTGACCCGCGCCAAAACATGTTTTCACTATTTGATAAAAGTCATAGCTTCACCCAGGTCACCTAAGGCATGTGAGACTTAAATATTGCAACGGGGTCGACCCAAGTTGATACTATAATAAGCTCACTACAGCAGCTATCATCATATGACCTCCAGGGCACTTCATAACGAAATGCCCAAAAACTATGGGGGTGGAATTTTAGTAATTGTGCTCATTAATGTCTAAACAGCTCTGGATGAGCCTGTAAGAAAGCTGCAATATCAAAGTCCGTCACTGGCATCCACACATTCTTCATACTGACACTTACTCTTAGAAGTTCATCAAATAAGTCACGATATCTGTGGTTCTTCTTCCAACAAAACTCATCTAAGTAAAGTTGTAGGTATTCTCTTGTCACATCATTGTAGATAGCTCTGATTTGGTTCTTTGAATGGCCAATATTTAGATGTACCCAGGGCAACGCTCTCAATATGTCTGAATGGTTCTTCAAAACCTCTCCTGTGACCTCTCTAAAGGTCTTCTTCATATAATTGTGAGCTTTAGTCCCATCACCTCTTAGTACAGCAGATTTGTCAATATATTTCTCAGCTGTAAACCTGAGTTCTGATGCCGTTATGTTTCTTACAACTTTCATCTTAAGGTGACCAAATTTTCTATGAATTCTAAGCTTGCTGTCAGTATACTCTTGTGACTCTGCCATAACAAGTACAGGAGTCAAATGGTCATGAGAAGAGTCTTGAATAGGAGATAGTTTATAAAAGCATTCGTCAATCTCAATCTCTCCTGAGAGTTTATGCTTATTGTCATCACGAGACATAGCAGCTCTTAATCTTGAGACCATTACCCAGACTGCATGCCAATATTTTCTACCAAGCTGTCTTTGAATTTCAGAGACTGAGAGATTGTTCTTAGTGCTCGTTAATAAGTGCATTGCAATGAACCACTCTCTGAAAGTGGCATGACTATGATGAAGGATTGTGTTCGCTCTGAGCGACTGTCTGTATCCACACTCTTTGCATTCATATCTCTGAGATTTTCCACCGACCCAGTAGTGCACTCGGCATTTACACTTTGGGCACACAACACCAACTCTGTCACGGTAATCTTTGAAACGGGCTCTACAAGATTGCTCGTCAGGAAATTGCGATATGAACTCTATCAGTTTCACAAGTAAATATAACCAAAATTATCGAGAAATAAAACAGTTAAGTGATTTATTTTCAACAAGTTTGGACATTTTTGAGCACAATTACTAAAGTAAATATTGAGTGGGAATTTTGTAATTTTATTCTAGAAAATCTGTGTGAAAATCCCCCACTGTTTTAGATGGGTGGAGAGTTGGCGAAAAGCTCGTTTCTGAGACTTAAGAGCCCAAATAAATACTCTAGAACGTTCTAGAGTATATACTCTAGAACTACTAACCTGGTCAAATCAATTTGGATAACCAAAGAAATAACTGGTTAGTAGTTCAGATATAATTTAAAAATAACATTTCACACATATGAGAAAATTTATTCCTAATACAAACAACCTTTATGAAATAACAGATGATGGTAAAGTAATTTCTTACAACAAGTACAAAGACGGCCATGAGCTAAAGGCTGGCATGATTGGAGATGGATACAAAGCAGTAGTAATTAAATATGATGACGGTAAATTGAAGATGAGATATATACATAGACTAGTAGCAGAAGCTTTTGTTCCTAATCCTAATAACCTGCCAATAATAAACCATAAAGACGAAAATAAGCTAAACAATAATGCAGATAACCTAGAATGGTGCACTCCAAAATACAACAGTAATTATACAGCTCAAAAAAGAAGAATAAAAAGAAATTATAAAGCTAGTGGTTCTCCGAAGAGAGTGGCATTGTTAGATGATAATTACGAAATAGAGCGTGTTTTCTTTTCAATTAGAGATGCAGCAAGATATATAAAGGGTGAGAATTGGAAATCGGCTTATGTAATGATTAATAGAGTTTGTCATAAACACTCAGGACATGTAACAGCTTGTGGTAGAAAATGGACCTTCATAGATAATAATACCTTTTTAAAGTGGATAAATAAGAATCCTGAATGGTTGGATGAAAAGAACCTTAGACACAGCAATTTAAAGATTCGGACAATGCTCGAAAAGACAATGGTACGATTTAATCCCAAGACAGGAGTTTATACACCATTTAAAGAAATAGTAGAAATAAAGAAAGAGGATGGCTCTCGTACAGTTCAATTATTTTAATCTCTGGAGAGAGTTTGAGCTATAATATATGAAGAAAGGTATAGAAGAGTGAGTTCTATACCTTTGGAATTGATTTAAATTACAACAAAACGTAATGTATTGAAAAGAAAACAAGATAACCACAATTCAAAAAGAAACCTTTTTAAACCATGATTGAAAATTATATTGAAAAATCTAATACATTATTTTCTAAAAAAATGCGAAAAGCCAAGAGGCATGTCATCAAATACATTCATGTTGTTGATGATTCAGGCGAGTATATCAAGACACAAGTAGTTTCACATATGTCTTGGTCAAGAAAGCTTGATTACGAGAACATTGATATTTATAGTGATGATAAGTACTTAGGTCTCAGGACTTCATTTGAACATGGAGATTCTTTCTTTGAAAGTGCACAAGTTGAAATAAAGAATTATAAAGAAAAGACTTTCAGAGTTTACAGAAGTGATACAACGAAAGTTCCAGTTCATGGAGCAATAATTATTGATTTGCCAGAGATTCATTATTCATATAATCCTAATGACAAGTGTTATTTTAGAATAAGAGAATGCAAATATAATCCTCAAGCTTTTCCGTGTTCAGTTTCTTGGATTCAAATTCAAAACCGTTCAGCTCATTACGTGAACAATGTAGATACTTCACAAGAGCAATTTGATGAAAACTCTGTCTATGTGTATCTAAACCAGCAGAAAATGAAAGAAAAACTGTATGAGTTGATACTTGAGATAAATACAGCGAAATCTAAGATTGATTTGCAAACTAAATCTTATGGAATTGTAAGCACAAGCTTAAAAACAAACAAACTTAACGAATTTATTACAGCATTATTTGATTATAGTATAAAGCTATTCTATATAAACACGAGTTATGGCTGGAAATACGAAGATTTAGATTATGAATTGATTTGGAACTTGGCATTGTACATTTTGCAGACCGTTAAACCATTTAAAGATGAGGACAACTGGTTAGAAGGAGTTACGACTGCGAGAGTGAGGTACCTGTTATGTAAAAAGTTATTCAACATTAAAGATGGAGTTGATTCATATTTAATTAAGAGAGCGACAACAAATTCAGAGAGAATTCACGAGAAAACTTTATTTGCACAAGGAAGCACTGACCATGATAAATTTGCATTTAAAATGTCTAATCCTTCAAAGAAACAGAAACAACTTCTCGAGAGAAATGAACAGATAAAAGAAATGTATAATCAAGGTAAATCTGTTTTTCTTATTTCAAATAAATTTCATATATCAATATCAAGGGTTTATTCTATTCTTAAATCTTAATTGTACTCTTATTTTCTTATACCAAAAAAGGTATACCAAAAACGATAAAATACTATATTGATTATCAATCAGTTACATAAGTTATTAAATATCAATTAATTATGAAAGAAGTAAAATTTGAATATTCTGACATTCAAAAAGAATACGAACAAATAGTATTCTATGAGGGTTATGAACAATCTAATCATCACAATGCTAAATGGAGAAAGTTGCATTTCTATACAGTAGATTCAGTCTATAGGTATTTTTATGGGTGCATTAAAAATGTATTACTTAAAAATATTAACGAAGAACAAGATGAAGATATAGAGTCAACAACAGAGTTTAAAGAAAAAGTAAGAAGTTATATTGCGATGTTTATGTATTTGACTTGGAAATACTATGTAAATTATGGAGAACTTATAACATCTTTTATAGGAGAAAAATATGACCCTTTATCAAAAATTTATAATTCGATGGAAGAAGGGAAGAAAAAGAAAGAAAGAACAATTTTATATAATTATGGAGAAGTTGAAGCATCGGATATAGATTTTGTAGAATTTATTAACATTCTTAAAGAACTAAAGATAGTTACTAATACGAATATTGACGGTTATGGAATTGAGTTATGTTTTAATACAGATTCGAATATATTAGTAAAACTTGAAAAATATTTAAGAATGCAAAATGGCATATTTAAATTTGAAATAAAGCAGAGTATAAAAAATAATCCTATTCAACTTGTCCGTAGAGAGCACTACGAGATATAATATTTGAATATTCTTTCTAGATATTTTTAAAGGCTAACAATTCCAAGAGCAGGAGCGAAGAACAGTACCTCCTGCTCTAAAAGCAAAAACAAATTGTATATGATTACAGAAGAATTCCAAGAGTATCAGAGACAACTAAATCGTATAAGAGAAGCTAAACTTAAAGAAGGTAAACTTCCAACTAAAAGACCTTTACTAGAACCTGAGGTTAAGTTCAAGGTTGATGTTTCAGATTTAGCCCTTGAAGATATTCCGATAAATATTCCAGAACCAGTTAAAGAACCAATTAAAGAACAACCAATTAAAAGTAACTCAGTAACTTTATTTTAATATGGATTTTGAATACACAGAAGAGTATCTAACTAACAAGAATTTTGAAAGACTAACAGCTCAACGAAAATATGTCAAAACAGGTTTAAGACACTTGATGAAGCATATTAAAGAAGAACAGATAATGCATCCTAAACAGATACAGTTCATAACAAAGAGCATTCTAGAGATTGCACTGTATTTTGAAGACCAAGCTATGAAGACTTACAATGAACTATCTGATGACCTTAAACAACAAGTAGATGATTACTACAAAAACAACCTAGACTTTACAATCACATCCGATAATCCGTCTAGACAGTCTCCACCAGAAGTAGTAAAAGCTTTTCACGATAGGCTAAAAGAGAATACAAAAAGAGCATATGATTCTGCTATTGAGTATATAAACAAAGAATTCTAATGTTCTTTTGACCTAGGAGAGGACTTAGATATGAGGTTGATAAATTTATCATCTTTCATATTTAAGTCCTTTATTCGTCCTCTATTCCTTAAATTTATTTTTTACTTCCAAAAAATTTCTATATACTTGGAATGTGAAACTTTTAAAACTTAAATATCATGAGCAATTACACAAAAATTAATGGCAAGAGTTGTATCATTGTTGATACGAAAGATGTTGATGAAAATGGCAAGCATTATTTAGAATTAACATTTGAAGCAATCAAAGACAAAGAAAGGTTTATTAGGAGAATGGAGTACAAAAAACCTGGTGAAAAATGAATAAAGGGTGCAATTTTTTGCACCCTTTTTCACACACAAACAAAATTAAATTATACATGAACTTCTCGAAATAACAGACCGTTATAAGAAGAATCAAATATTATATCTCATCAGGGTATTTCAGTTTAAAATAATCTAGTATTCCATCTACATGAATTTCACAGAGTACTTCTTTGGCTTCATTTGATTTAAGCCAGAGTACATCTGATTTGCAATCTTGGAAGAAATTCTCTGTTAGTACCGCAGGACAATCTGCCCCATAAATAACGGTAAAATCAGCTTCCATATCTTTTTTCATATACTCGTTCTTGTATTTACGAATCTTCTTACTTAGTAATGGAAGGTTATCTTCTGCCTTTGTCATCATACAGTCTGCAAGAATATCTGAATTGTTTTCACCTTTTGTTGTGTATAGACACCACCCAGTAGCAACTTTATATTCCTTTCCATCTCCTGCAGCATTGACATGAGGACTTACAAATATAAAATGGATATCAGGATGTTCTTTAATGATTTGATTTGTTATCTCTACTCTCTTTGAAAGTCCAGGTTCATATTCATTGTCTGGGTCTACAGTATAAAATACTTGAACTCCATAGCTCTTTAATCTTGGCTCAAGATAGTACTTACAGAACTCTCGTGACCATTGGTATTCTCTAAAATAATACTTTGATTCTTTATTACCCTTTATTCCATCAGGAGACCCCTTTCCTGCAACATTAGAACCATGAGCAGGGTCTAATATAACACCAAATCTCATATCTTTTTATTTTTAATATTCCAGAATTATTCATATAAATACTATATGGAACAATGGAAGAATTTAGATTTCGTAGGATGTTCTCACCACGAGGTATCAAATGAAGGACATATAAGGTGTATTTCTACAGGTAGACTAGTAAAATTTGGAGATAATCATGGTTATTATAGAGTATCTTTAACAAGAACTACTGACCATAAGCAAAAGCATTTTTTAGTAGCTAGATTAGTAGCAATTGCTTTTATTCCAAATCCAGAGAATAAACCAGAAGTCGACCATATTGATGGAGATAGACATAATAATTCTGTAAATAATCTCCGTTGGACTACACATCATGAGAATTGTAATAATCAAATCTCAATTGATAGAATGAGAAAAGCCAAATTAGGTGACAAGAATCCTATGTATAGAAGAAAACCATCACAAGAAAGCATAGAAAAACATAGGAAGTCAATGGTTGGCAAGCATTGGAAATGGAAAAAGAGAAAGAATATTTCTACTCTTCCTCTTTTTTAGAAATTTCAAGCTCTGTTTCTTTATGTTTAATTTTTGCTGTCGCACCTTTATCTATAGCAATGACAACTGTGTAAAGAGCAGAGAAGGCAAAAATTTCAGCAACAGCCTGAAGTACAGACGGGTCTATTTGCCCTTGTGGTGGAAGCAAAAAGGATACTATAAGCAACAGTATAGCGATTCCTGATAATATGTGGAAAGGAAGGTTGTGAAAAACACATTCCTTGATAAGTTTGCTCATTACAATATTAAATTTCTTTCAAATTTTAATATCAGAATTTTTAAAATTATTCTGTATAGCAATTGCTTTCTTTAGCAACTCTTATGTGAACTTCACAATAGACTCCATTACAACGGTCAGCAAATATTTCTGTGTCCGTCCAGCAAGTATAATTGACAATATCATCTACATCTATAATATCGTCCAAACTTCTTAGCTTCTTTATAATATTGCTTAATATAGATATACCGCTTGAATGTATTAATGACGTCTCAGCATTATAATATTCATTGTTTTGATTTTGCTCTCTATCTATGTAGTACATTGTCAACACATATTCAAAGTATTGTTCATGTTCTACCTGCGGTGATGTTGGACTAACAACAAATATCGGGTATTTGCTCGCTTGCATATTATTGATTTGGTAAATATCCTCATCTATTGCCATATTGACACCTGACTGGTGAATGGCTATATCCAATATTTCTCTTATTAATTTAGCGTAGTTCATTAGCATCCACAAGATTTCTTTTTCTTAGAGCCTAGCCAAAGTCCACCGTCATTAGCATACTCTTTACCAAGACTAGGTTGGTCAAAATAACTTGGTACATCAGCATCAAGCTCTTCAAATTTTTCTCTGTTAGCACAAAGATATTTGCTTAATCTCTGCTCATATTCTGCAACGTAAGTCAAGTACTGTTTCTCAAGGTATTTAATGTCACTCATATCAGCTGGTTGTAAATTGGTATCACTATTTTTCATAACACCCATATTTCTAACCTTATATGATATTGGATAAAGAATATCTACAGTTGCACGAGCTTTAAGATAAGGTTTAACCATCTCTTCAAGTAACTCTCTGTAGTCTTCATTTCCTTCAGCATATATTCCATCTGGCTGACCTGTAATTTGATTATAAACAAGCATTTGAAGTTTATGATACAATGCAGTACCAGTAATCTGTTCAAGATAAACCTCCTGGCAAGTAACAATGGTTGAACTAAGGTAATTATCATCAATATTACCAGAAAGGATAGTTCCGTTATTCTTTAATTCTTTAGCGGATATTAATAAAGTTGTTCTGAAATTATTCTCCATTGTTCTCTATCTGATTATTTTTATTTGTGAAGGTAATTGCATCATTAATATGGAATATCTTATTGAATGCCTTACAGATAGCAGCCTTAATTGGTACAAGTGTCATCTTGTTGTAAAGTTCATAAGCAGCTGCATATTCTTGGTCATTGAAACCTGTAGTAGCTGTAGGAAGTCCAAAAAGATTAGGAGTAGCATGATTGACGATGAATATATTCTGGCTAGCAGCTTCACGGATTGATTTGAATATCTCATTTGAGTTGTCAAGGTCAACCTTTGTAAGCTTCATCTCTTTGTCTCCATTATTAAAGTAGAGAGCAAATGAACCTGCATTGGTCCAACCTGTGAACTTCTCAGTGATACCTTCTTCAATTTCGGCCTTCTGTTCATCAGTCAAGTTAGCAGTATTAGGAAGGTCCATAATATAACGAGCTGAAAGACCGCTTTGAAGTGACTTTCTAATATATTTTGCAGCAAAAGCTTCTGATGCAATATCCTCAAGTGCTGCATTCTGTGGTGAGATACCGTAAACTTGTCTGTTACCTGAATTGACATAGACAAATACTTGGCTCTTATGGTCAACTATATTGCTGTCATCAAACTTGTCATATACAACTGCATTTGTAGTGAACTTTCTCCATTTCTTGCAGAAGTAAATAACCTCTCTGTCTTCATTCATTCTGATATATTCAGCAGGAAGAGCAACAAGCTCTGCTTTCTTGTCAAGTTTGTTGTAAATTACTTGGATAGCGAAAGTTCCATAGAGCATATAGTCTCTTACAAGTTGCTCTACAACCTCAGAAGCAGTCTCTTCGTTTCTGTTGAGGAATGGATAGTAATACAAATCTTGAGCAGCGTGAATATCAGGATTTATTTCAATATGTTCACCCTTAATAAGTTCAACAGTTCCATTAATAATTGCTGATAATGATGGTGAGCTTTGACTCATCTCAAATAAATTATTTGGAAAACGATTATCTACTCCCCAATTGACAAGTGCTTTACCTCTTGCATCAGACTCTTCATATGATGGAAGTTCAAAAGTATCATCTGGGTCAATAAGAGAAAACTTAATCACATTAGGTGTCTTATTTTCAGTATTTTTCATACTTTTTTCAGAGTTTTTCTTTATTTTTAATATACTTTTGAAAGTCATAGAAAAAACAGCCTATCATCACGACAGGCTGTTCTTGTTTAATGGGAATCTATAATAGTAAATTATTCTGATTTAGGTTCTGTTGGTTCTTCAACAACAGGACCATTTTTCTGTTCATAGAGTTTAGCTGCTCTTTGCTTTGTAATCTCATGCCAAGTGTGCTTAATCTCTACATCAGTAACTGCGAGTGGTAATTTAACTCTTTCAACAGCTTCAAACTGCTCAATAGGGTCGCCATCATTCCACTTTGTTAATAGTCTTCCTTTGCTTGAAGGTTCAACTATTTTTTTATCTAGACGTCTACAAATAATTCTCATATCATATATATTAATTTTCATTTAACCATTCATTAACTGCATCTATCAGCTTCTGAATTCGTTCTTTCATTTCCTTTATCTCTTGTTCTATTTCTTCTTTAGTCATAATTATAATGAATAATATTCTTGTGGCTCATCCAAAGCAGCTTGTGATTGTTTCATATTAGGGAATCCAATGATACCAGTATCTGGTGTAATATCTCTAAGCTTCAATGTAACAGATTTACCTTCTAATGTTTCAACAGTTATTTCACTGTCTAACAAAGTATTTGAGAATTTAAGAGTATATTCAAGCTCACACCAGAATAAAACATAATTCAACTCGCAGTTCTTAAAGTCATCAGGCATTTCAAAATCTGCAAATTTATAGAACAAGGGGTCTAAGCTTGTATTATATACATCAAAAGATTGTATCTTCTTGGTGTAATTATTCTGAAGTATTAAAACGTAGTGATTGATAGGGTAAGCAGCCATATCAAATGATTTCTTTTATTTTAATATATTCTATTTATTCAAACAAAAAGAGAGGACAAAATCCTCTCTTTAAATTAAATAGTTGATTTATAAATTAGATAACTGCTTGTACTGCACTCTCAAGAACTGTGTAAGGGAGTGCGCTTGAAATATCAGTAAGAGTTAATGTGTAGAAATTTCCATCGTCAAGACCTGCACCAGTTTGTCCAGTTACAGCAGTAGCTGATACAAAGTTATCTTTTCCAAGATACCAGTATTTACCATTCATATCTTCAACGATAGCTACAAGACGTCCACCATCAAGCTCTGCAAGTTCTGCTCTCTTAGCAGGGTCCATATGATTGAACTGCATAACAGCTTCGTTAGTGTAGTACTTAACACCAGTTGACTCGTCCTTGGTAAGAGTCTTTGTCAATGAACCAGTATTCTTTGCAGGGATATACTCTTTGAAAGTACCAGCAGAAGCATCAATTGCTGAGATATATTCACCACCAACACCAGTTGAAGTGTCAAGAGTGACTCCATCTGCACCTATATTAGTCCAGTCAGCAATGAGAACTCTGCGAACACCTGAAAGGTTAACTCCGCAATCGTAAGCAATACCAGTTAATGTTACATTACATGCCATATATATTGTTAATCGTTATTTTTAAATTTTTTAAAAAAGGGGGAGGAGATTGTCCTCCCCATTAAAGTTTGATTGGATTACTGTTCGTGGATGTAAACTACTTCGTCAGGGAAAGCGATTGCAGTACCTGCATTGAAGAGAACCTTGAATTTGAATACATCGTCATCGTCTGAGAACCAGAACTTGAATGTATTTTCTGAACCTTCTACATCAGTACCGTAAACGAAGTTCTTTGCCCAACCTGCTACTGCAAGAGCTGCCTTGCTGTTAGGGTCAGTAGCATTCTGAAGACCTGCAACAGGAACAATCTTAACTCTTGAATCGCCAGGGTAGTCGATTTCCTTAGAAGCTGCATCAATCATAGGACGGTTTGCGCAACAAGTTGCGTTAAGAGCCTTAACATATGCACGGAACATGCTGTGAGAAACGAAGATAACTGCACCTTTCTTAAGAACAACCTCAGGGAGTTTGTCATATGCAAGGTCAATAACATCGTCTGCATCGTAACCAGGAGCTACTGAAGAGTCGATAACACCAACTGATGCATCACCAGCAGTGATTTGATAAATGAATCCAGGGAAGAGGTCTGTATTGTTATTCTGCCAGATTTCTTTCTCAAGTTCTGCATTGATAGCAGTTACATTGCCTTCCATGAATTTTTCCTCGAAAGGAAGAGTCTCACGACCAGCTTCGAAAAGAAGACCATGATTAAGAGCAGTCTTACGAAGGTCCTTAGGACAGTACTGCTTGTTAACCTTAATAGGTGCTACCTCAATGGTTCTAGCTGAAAGAGTGTCATCACCCTGTGGGTTGAAACCACAAGTAGAAGCATCTTGGAAAGCAATAGTTGTTGAAAGATAAGTTAATGAATCCTTATACTTTACGTTAGGCATTATTGAAATGTAATCAAGAGTTGTACCTTCAAGCATTGACTTGGTTAAAAGTTCATCTGCATGTTGGTTCACATACTCGGGAAGTGCTGAAACGTTAATTGCCATAATTTTATTTAGTTTCTTTTATTTTAAATTTTAATATTATGTTTTCTAAAAATGAAAATTTTTCATATAAATACTATATGAAAGAAGTCTTTAAACAAGTTCCAAATACCAATTATTACGTATCCAATTTAGGAAGAGTTTATAATTCAAAATCAAATCGTTATTCATATGGAATAAACGGTCCTCATGGTTACAAATTAGTATCTTCTAGAATTGGTTCTGTTCATCGTGCAGTTGCGCAACTTTTCATTCCTAATCCTAACAATTACCCTCAAGTAAATCATAAAAATGAGGATAAAACTGATAATAGAGCAGAGAATCTTGAGTGGTGCACCGCTTCATACAACATTAATTACGGTAATCGTAATAAACTTGTTGGATTAAAGAACAGAGTCTCATTAAAAGGTCATAAACCAAATAAAGGAACTACTGATAAACACTGGTATTATGACAAAGAACTTGGTAAAAGAGTTTATTACTAATTATTTCTTTGCAACTTTGCAAATGAAACCTTTCTGAACGGTTTCTTCTTTCTTCTTTGCTGCTGAGAAAGCATTTTCTTCTGCTGGAACCTCAAGAAGTGCTGCGACTTGTTCTTTAAGTTTATCCATTTCTGCCTTCATAGCTTCAAATTCAATCTTGAGGTCATCATATGCTTTCTTTGCATCAAATGGTTCCTCAGGCTCTGTGATGACTTCTTCTGTTGAAGGGTCTGCTGGTGCTTCAGGTGCTGCAGGAGCTTCCTCTTCCATTTCTTCTTGAGCAGGAGCTTCAGGTGCTGCGGGTGCTTCTTCTTTTTCACGGATTTCTGCTACCTTTGACTCAGAGTCAACTACAATAGTTCTACCGTCTTCAAGAACATACTCACCTTCTTCTAAAGCAACATACTCTAATTCACCAGTCTCTTCATTTTCAATTTCTTTATAAACTTCGTAACCTTCAGCGATATCGCCTTCCTCGTTCCACAAAATCTGTGTACCATCTTCAGCTATAGCTGAACCAAAGCTTGTAAAAATACTCTTGAATAATAAGCGCATTTTATTCTTTAATTTCATATGAACTAGATTAATTTTATTTTTAATATTTAATGTTTAATTATTGATTAATTTTCCTGCTAATATATTCTCTAACCAATTTGCTTTAGGCACATCCTCACTGCTCTTATCATTAGTAGGCTCTGTTTTAGCAAATTCTTCTGCAATTGCTTTAATCTCAACTGAAAATCCATTAAGACCTTCACCGTTTTTAATTGCATTCCATACATCATCATTATCAATTTTGACTGATGTATACCAAGAACCATCTTCAACATCAGCAAACTCTTTAGGAGCAATACCACGTTCTTTATTGATTATAAAACTCTCAACAACATAACAATCTGGAACATCTATTTCATGACCAACAGAAATATTGAATGCATAATTATTCTTAGCAAATCTATGTGCAATTTTCTCTATTGTATCCTTTGAAAAAATAACATAATATCCTTCTTTGTTAGGAGTTTCTCTATAAATAGGATGGTCTGCTAACATAGCAATACCAGAGACTATTCTTTTCTCTTCATTTTGAACTGTAAATGAATAATCTACTCTTTTGGTATCATTAAAAAGAAGAAAATCTTGCTCGACTGCAGGATAATCAACAAGTGATATTTTATTTACGCCAAGTTCTTCGTCATCATCAATGACTAAATTGTATAAAGGCAAATTTTTAAATAACATCTTGATTAGAATTCTTTTATTTTAATATAGATTTTGAGCTATTATAAATCTGCAACAACTGTCCAGCCATAATAAGCTAAGCTATGTGTATTATTAGAGTCCATCCAATCAGACTGCAAATAAGATTGTCTGTATCCTGAAGGAACATGTAAGACACCATTTACTTTAATGTTTTCTACCAAATAAGATACAGTTGGAGGTCTTGTTGCATAGCAATAAATATCTGTTAATTGAGAGCAATCTTTAGCTAGATATGATACTTCATAGCAAGATGCAGGAATTATTATCTCAGACACTGTACTATTAGTGATAAGCCTCTCAATGCCATAAAGATTTGTGCAAGGATTTAAATTAATCTGTGCTATAGTGCAAGTGTCAAATACATAGCTGGTTCTTCTATAAAAACCACGAAGTTTTTTAGGGAATATTACAGAGCTAATAGTGCTATTCACAAAATTTGGATAAGTTGCTCCGAATCCTTGTTCTCCAGGCCAAACAGAGATATTAGTATCATAAAAAGATATAGTGTTATAAATTGCTCCATTAAATGGATAAGAAGAAACAGTTTCTACTGTGTTTGGGAAGGTTATATTATTGAACTTAGTACGCCAGCTACCAGCATTGTTATTAGCGAATGCAGCATTTGCAACATGTTTCAATCCTCTTAAGTTTGCAGGAGTTAAATTGATTTCCTGAATGCTCTCATCGAACAAAGCAGTATAGCAATCTGTATATCCATTGACAGTTACCTTTGAAAAACCTACATATCCTTGATGTGGAGTATAAACTTGAGTAGAAGTGCTTGCATCTACAGTAAGTTCTTCTCTATCTCCAATTGCTTCAAGAGTACCAGTTACTCCAAGAATAACTGTATCCTTTCTAATGTTCTCAGGTACAATATTGCTGTCTATTGAGCTGGTTACAGGAGAAACATGAATGAAATCATAAGCTCCTTGATGAACTTGAGCAGTTTTAGTAGGAGTTATTTGAATAGGGTTCAAGGTTAAAGGATTAACATAGATATTCTTAAAACCATCTGTATTAGTTGGTCTTATAGTCTGTGCAGCTGTTGAACTATCTACATAAACATCCTCAACTGAGTAAGGTTTGACAGTAATATCACAATATCCAGAAGAGTCTGTTACAACTCTCTGAGGATTTGTTGAACTATCAAACTCAATTGAGCTAAGAGGAACATCAACAAATACCTCTACACTGTTAAGACCGTCAAAACCTTCATCATAAGTGATTACGGTAGCACCAGTATTGACTATTTTTGCGAATTTGTTCTGAAGATTGACCTCAGAAGTGATATTTACACTAGATAAACCAGTATATCCTGAGTCTGGATACACTGTATTTGTTGATGAACCACTTACTGTTACAGATTTCTCTTGATTATTGACTTCTGTTGGGATTTCTGTCTTAATATTGAGCTTAGAAATACCAACATAACCTTCATCTGGAGTTACAGTAGTAGTTGTATTGCTAGTGATAGTGACATCTTTCTCTTGTAGTGCATTTGAGATGTCAGAAGCATTAGCTCCGATACCTACAGGGATAACAAGAGTATCATCTTCATAGATTATCATTTAATGATAGAATTCTTTTATTTTAATATAAAGAGAGGAACTCCGAAGAATTCCTCTCAATCTAATTAAGGAGTGTAAACGTTAATTGCTCCGTTGTTTGCCAAGAATCTATCTGTTACATGACCTGTTAGAGTTCCACTATTTACATATAAATAAGTATTTGATGTTAAATCGTGCAAACAATATTGATTATTATTATATGCAGGTACCAATACATGAACTTCATTATCAGCAACACTATAATATCTTATCATATATATTCTTGTTCCCTTCACTAAGTATGTCTGACTTAAACCAGATGCTGCAGTGGCATTACATGTAAATAATCTTACTTGACCATCAACAGGCCTATTTCCAGTAGTAATTCCTCTTATTAACTGAGGTACACCATCAACATAAATACATAATTTTCCACCATAATAAGTAGGATTATTATTGTAATATGCTACTGATGTGTATTTATGTACACCACGTGGAGACTTACCAGAACCTGCATCAGTTGGAGTTAAAGGTCCTTCTCCAGCATAGCCAGCAATTGTAGGAGAACCACTGCTTTTACCTTGAAGATACAAACCAATTGCCCCTGCAGCGCTATTATATCTACCATAGAACCATGCTGTATTAGTCGCACCTGAAACATTTTCAGGAGTAGACAATGTTATTTCAAAGAAATACTTAATATTAGTATTATCAGATAAATTATATAAGGTAGTAGTACTAGGCAATACTATAAATAAAGTACCAGCTTGTCTATTTCCATCATATTCTCCATTTTCAATATAATTGTCTTCATCAGCTTCAGCATAAACTCCACCACCAGTCAACGTACCTTCTCCTTCTACCATAGTATTTGAAACCAAATCAAGAAGGATTGCATTTCCATCATTATCTGCAGCTGGTACTCCGTGGAATACGAGTGTATCACCTTCATAAATCTTGAAGTCATACAATCTCATAACACGAGTTGCATATTCATCAACAGTGTCATTTCCCTTATTAGCTGCCCAAATAAAGATTTCATCACCAGTTGACCAAGTGTATGACCAAGTACTTCTTTTATCAATATAACCACCATAACTCATGAAAGCATAATTGTTCTCAACTTGACCACATGAATAAGTTCTAGGAGCAGAGCTCATATCACTTGAATAATAACCAACTGATGGGTCAAAGAATGATACATTTCTTGAGCCATATCCACCAAATTCTCTTACAACGAAACTAGCTCCACTAGTGGTTCCCCAGAAGTATCCATATCCACCTTCACCTGTAGCAATATCATCAAATGATATAGTTGCTTCAATTCTTGTGTTTGTAGTAGGAATTATTCCTGTATTTCTGAAGATTTTCTTGTTAGTACTGTTATTAGCAACATATCCAATTCTATGATAAATTGCTCCTGCAAATGAACCACCAACTCCAAGAATATTAACACCTGCTTTAATGTTACCTGGAGTGATATTTGGGTCAACTGCTGCAGTAACTCCATTAACAGTTACCTTAGAAAGAGCTTCAAATCCAGCATCAGCAGTTACTTCAATAGCATTCAATGATGCATCTACAACCTTTTGTTGGTATATTGCAACAGGACCAACAGTAGGAGTACCCTGAAGAGGATAGATATATGTATCTGAAACAGTATCATAGAAGCAACCGTTAAGGCTTGCATCTTGGAAAGGAACGAGGTTCTTTATAAGAGTAGTTCCTTCATAGATTGCGAAGCTATGGATTCTCATTTCACGGCTTGAAAGCTCTGTTAATGTACCATTTCCTGGGTCACAAGCACCAA